TTCGATTAGCCCGGCGATTTCTTCCATGGTAGGCTCACCTTGAGCAGCACCGGGAAGGCCGACAGCGGCACCAGCAGGTGCGGCTTCCTGCGCATCCATCATGGCAGCTGCATCTCCAGCGCCTTGCATGTAAGCTTGCTTGAGCATCTCATCTTGATACTCTGCCGTGTTACCGCCGTGCGCATGGGCCAGCTTCACAAAATCTTGCTGCTCTTGCGGAGAGGAATTAGCCAGCATGGAACCGAAAGCGTTTTGTACTTCCTGGGCATAAGCCATTTTGTACATTTCTTCCTGGTGGATCGCGTTAGCGTGTTGAGCATACTGATCGTACTGAACCGCAGCGCGTTGCATAAGCTCGTAAGCTTCTTGCTGACCTGCAGCTTTGAGGAGAATAGGCTCAACAGCCGCGAGGCCGCCTTCCATTTCTACGATCACGCTGCCCAGCTTCCGGAGGTAGTCATCATCAAAATTACCAGCAAGAAACGTATTCGCTTCTTTGGAGGAGGTGCACATATTTGCGCTAGACATTTGACCTTCTTCCTTGGCCTTCATGTCATCTTCCTCGCCTTCTTCACTGTCTTCGCTGTCTTCGGCCTGAGTATATTCCTCAATGCGCTTTTTCACTTCCGACACACGATCTTTGATTTTGGCAATCTTGCCAAGCGGAGTGGTCGGCGAAGTAGCGGCATCTTCTTTGGCGTTGCCATCTTGAGTAGCCGGGACATTCTTACCAGTGCCGGAAGGTTGAGTGGCCTCATCTTCGAGCTTGGTACCTTCATTAGACTTGTCGTTACGAGTCTTGTTGGTGTCTTTAGCTTCCGAAAGATTCGGGGTTCCTGCTCCGCCCATGTTACGAGTGTCTTCCTCCGTCACGGTAGTGCCAGCGGACTTTGCGCGCGCTTCCTTGACTTGCATGTTGAAGGTATTAACTCGGGCAAGAATGTCCTGGTAGTTTTGGGGTGTTTCCATCGCTGTAAACATGAGGTCGATTTGTGTAGTGAACTGTGCGTTAAAAAAAACTTATAGTCAATCAAAAAACCCTATTTTGAGAAACTGTCAAAATTAATTGTGCTTCGTCTATTGTTAAACCGTGCAAATCTTTCATATCGACTAGCGCGGCTACTTTATACAAAGCATATAAATTTGCCATAGCTTCAGCCTTTTCAGCGTCGGCGCAAGAAATATCGTTAACTAATTGCGCAGCTACAGATTCTTTTGAGGAGGCAGACTTCGTAATGGTGATCTGCATGACTCTGCGCCTAACTGGTTCTGTGGAGATAGAAAAGCGTTGGGTCACTTTATCCATGAACCTTTGCACTTCATCGTCCATGCCTTGATCCATGCATTGGGTCTTGTGGCTGGAGCTATTAAAGAGTTTTTCGATTCCGCCAAGATCGCTACATCCGCAGCAAGAAGAAGGCGAAAGCAGATTACGAAATACGCTAGGTAAATGTTTCGAAGCCAATACCAACGTAGGGTCTTCCATCGCAGACTTGACTGTCTGGTTAGTCGCATAAGCTGCGAACGAGAAGAAAGGCAACAAGCAAGCTTGTTTTGAAAGCTGATAAAAAAGCGTGCCTGGGTGTACCTTTCTGAAGGCGTCAAGCTCGACTTCTTCTAACTCGCCTTGTAGCGCAGAGGGTGCCACGTTTTCAGCGAAAGCCCTCTTTTCACCGGGACGTGCGTTGTAATGTCCTTGCGCGGAAATGCCTTCAAGGTATTGCTCCTCGTTGGCTAATTTCTCTAGCATAGCACGCTTAGCGCCCGCTAATACCATAGAGTCTGCTGGGAGACTGACCCCTTCGTATTCTGCCCACTCACAGCCGAGAATAACGCGAGATTGAGCGGAGGCTGCTTTACGCATGTCATTGTCGGGGAAAGCATACTCCAGGTAATGTGCGATACGATCCGCAGGTTTGTGTACCCGGCTCATATCAAAAAATGTCGGGTGGTCGTTGTGTACGAACGCGTATTTTTTGAAATCTGGAATGTATTGAAGCCGTGCGCTCTTCATATGGTCGCAGTACTCCCTGGGTGTACGCGCCTTATTGCCACAAGCATTACACTCGTCGTAGGGTACGCGACAGGACATGCTGAAAGAAAGAGGGGATCCGGCTTTAGCCATCTCGTACTCCTCCTCAGCTTTTTTCTTATGTCCCCATACAATAAGCTCCACACGGTGCATGTCCGGGTAATAGGAAGCGGCTTTGATTACTCCGATACCTTCCTTTTCCTGGCTACGGTTACGGTGCTCCCTGAAGAAACATCCGTCGGTCACAAATGTGTTGGCATACTTCTTGAGGCCTTCTGCCCGGAATGCGTCTGCGTTTTTATTGGGCCCAAATGTCTCATAATCCCCCATGCCCACCAGGTGAATCATAAAATGATCCTTGTCCGGGGCAAACTCTCTGAGCTTTTCTTTCGTGAAGCACTCGGATGCTGCTTGCTTGATGTTGTATCTGTCATCGTACAACGACCACATTTGGCCGCCCATGAGCTGATACAGATCTTCCTGGTCTTCGGTGTAATGCGTTTTGTTCATTATTCGTTACGGAATGAGACCTTCAAAACTGCCCTGCTCCAGTCCTCCAAATGTGTTTCTCGCCATTTCGGGATTTCTGTTAAGCATCTCGACGGCAGCGAATGGTAATGCAGTGGCGGTACCCATAATACCCAGACTTCTCACACGGCGGCCGCTGGTACCGACTGTACGGTTAAGCCCACGCTTTGCCAGTTCTCCGGCGTATCTACGCAGATCCTTCACGCCTTGTAATGGCGCTACATAGTTCGCCAAATGCTTTGCGTTGGCATCGATACCCGCCGAGGTAAGTGCTTTTTCGAAACCCGGCAATCGCGTCATATCATCAAAAGCGCTGTCTAATCCGAACAACTGAGATACTTTGAACTTCTTGCTCTGTGCAATATCGTTAGCGGCGTTTAAAATATCGCGCCTCTCTGAGGTAAGCCTTTTTCGCTTGCTGAGGTTATCGGCTACAGCCTGTGCGAGATACCCGCGTTTGCGTCGTTCATCAATCAGATTTAAACCCCTCGCAGTTAATACCCCGGCGGCGGCTCCCCCTCCTGTGAGTAAGTTTCTTAAAGGTGTCAATACAGGATCCGTAGGTCCTGGATCGGCAGTGGCAAATTGCCCATAGGCATAGTCCCCGAGACCGTAAGCCCCAGCTCCAGCTACGCCTCCCAGCAATGCGTTCTTGAGAATCCGCTTTCTGCGTTCCGAAGGAGTCTCTTCCTCCCGCTTACTCATGGAGGTTAGTCCGCCTGTTACTGCAGCACCGCCTAGTCCCGCTAAGAGCGATTTGACCACCCGTGGATTTTTTCCGGCCCAATCCTGGATACCGGACATAATTTCAGATAATTTGGAAGGTCCCTGGGCCATAAAATCAAGGTGTGGTGTTGATGTTGGTAATGTCCTTACCAGTTGTACCCGCTGCAAGTGTTCTAACCGCCCTCACTTGTGTAGTAAGTCTTTCGAGTATTTTATCTCGGAATAACACAGCTCTAGCATTCGCGTCCGCATTGTCCGCTATATCAAATGAAGCTTTCACTGGAAATTGAGATGGGAATTTACGGTCAGCTTCTGGGAGCGTGAACGTGAGAGCAGGGCTTGTCCTCGTGAAAGTACCACCTGTCGGGATGACAGGTTCCCCAAAATTCGTTATTGCTGCCTCCTCAACGGGTGTCAACCCGTCCGGGGCCAAGTCAATCTCTACCTCGTAATTGCTACTAACCAGCTTGATGTACGAAACAATTTCCATAGTAGTATCTTCTCTTAAGCTCCGATATTATATCGCCTATCCCGGTTTATCTGGGATAGCTCTAATGCCTTTTGGCGCTTCTCGTCTGTCTCTACCAAATCCTTGTAGGTGTGCAGTGGGACGGACTCATACTGAATTGCTTCACGCAAAGCAAAGCGCAGCAAATTGGGATCTTTGGAAATCTCAGGATTGGCTTGCTGTAAAGTATTGTAAAGTGAGACGACCGTATCCGGATCTGCTTCCCGAATAATTGGATCCGTTAAAAGCATACGCTCTACGGTGGTGCGTGTTTTGGCATCGTCGACAGCATCGTCAATGCGCATTTGCTTTTTATTCTTGGAAGAAACAAAAGGTGCCACCATACTTTCAAGCATACCTTTTTGTACTTGTGAAGGGTTAGGCACTTTTTCAAGTAATCCGCGCAAGTTCTTAGCGCCTTGATCGATATTTTTCCCTAACTCTTGATTTACTTCGTCAGGACTTCTTTCGAACGTACTGTGCGGCAGTAGCACTTCTTCTAAGCGCAACAACGACGGGCTACCAGAAAACCCTGTGGGTGGGCGCTCTGTGCGGGTCTTAGTACCAGCAGTAGGTGATGCGCTTTTAATGTGGGCATCGTATAGTTGCAGAGCCTCCAACTGGGAAACTAATGTGGCTACTTTCTCTATGGTGGGTACAATCTCAAATCGATCCTCTACCAACATTCCTGGCTGGGGAGCGGGATCGCTTACGAAAGCAATCTTGAGATGTGCAGTGCCCGGGCTGGAGCCCAGGGACTTAAGGTAGTTTTCAAGTACGGGAAAAGCTTGCTCGGAGGCATCTTTCACCAAGATCAGCGCGTCACTTTTGGCCGAAGCCCAATCGAAATTTGGCTCTGTGCGAAAACGGTAGGCTAAAGCGTCTGCTTCTTTGCGCAGTTGATCCTGGTGTTCCGCGATCAACTGCGTTACGCCTTGTAGTTCAAATTGGTCCGAGGCCTCCTTGCGCAGTTGCTCGCGGTGATTGGCGCGGGGAGCGTTTGGATACTCGGGCAGCGCCTCGCCGATAGAAATATATTCCCCTCGCGCGCCAGCGTCTTTCATCAGCATATTTTTCACATGCGGAATTCTCTTACCGGTAAGCTCTCGCTGCAACGTAGGGTCTTCGAGTACTACTGATGCGGACTTAGCTTGCTCTCTTTCTTCGGACTTCTGAATAGCATACTCCTGCTTATAGGCGTCTTGCGCCGTTTCATGAGTACCTAGAACTTTGCCGCTACTGCTGAGCAAAACATATTTACCGTCACGTTTCTTAACCTTGGCAGACTTGGAAAAATCTTCTTCAAGCGCCTCTACTGGATTCTTCAGTTCTTCTGCGCTGGCGCTTTTGGAAGTGCGCGTATGCGTCACATATCGGCCAAGAAGTTCTGGAACATCAATCAGGTTAAACGTATCTCCCCTATTAGCAGACTTATCCATGAAGTTAAGTTGCTGTGCAGTATTGAGGATTTGCGCGGCGCTTTCCAGCTGGGCCGGGGCAAGATTGTAATCCCGAGAAGCCTTGAGCAAGACATCTTCAGGGGCGCCCGCGGCCTTGATCTGAGGACGAATTTTTTCAATGAAACAAATAATGGCTTCCCGGTTCATGATATGGACGATACGTTTGCGCTACTTTAGCAAAATTATCTTGTGCAAAGAATGATAATACCTTCAGAAATTATTACAAGAGGGAGATCAGTTATTTAATACTACTGCGTCTGCTTCAATAATCTGATTTTGTACCCTATTAGCTTCCTGCTGATTAATTATCAACGCGCTCCTACCCGCTCTTGCTAGCTCTCCGCGAAGCGCCATAGATACCCGTACATCGTCGAATCCTGACTGCTCCTGGCTTTCGTTGCCGCCTGCCTTGGCTGCGGTGATCATGGATTGCGCGCTGCGTAGCCCTTGAGCGTCAGAGCGTTGATTGATAAACCCACTGGAGGCCAGCACAAACCCATTCGCCATAACAATTCTTTCCAAACGCATAGCCATGTCGCCTGCAGACATATCTTGCAGCAGTTTGCTACGCATACCGGCCATGAAAGTTACATAGTCTTTCCCGCAGTTATACCCCGTGCGGCGCAGAAGATCCCCGAACGTTGTGTTCCTCAGGTATTGGTCGTATAGCTCTTCGAGACGTCCGTGCGGGTAAACATGCTTCGCCATGAAAGCATAGTCTTCTTTTCTATCACGGATGTTGTAGAACAGCTTTTCATACGCCACCAAAGTATCTTTTTCGAAGCCTGTTAATTTGGAAATATCTTCCATACTGGCGTCCTCCGCCAATAGCAAAGCCTGCACCGTACAGCGCTCATGCTCCATATCGGGATGCGTCAACGCCAATGCTTGCGCAATATGCTTGTCCGCATATAAGTCTGGATTACACCTTGTGAGATAGGCACGCCATATCCACAGGTCGTCCGAAGTCAGATAAACTGGCAGTTTTTCGTGCGCCTGGGCAAACATTCCGGCCGCCTTCCACCCGGCAGCCAAATCATTGTAGTTCATCAAGAACGCAGCCTTTTGTTGCTGCGTTGCATCTAGACCTGCCGATACATAGCGAAAATTGTCTTTGACCTGCACATTCTGTGCAAGTTCAACGACATCTACCATTAATCGGTGTACAACATCCGCGCGCATCAAGCTGAGAACATGGCAACATTGCCTTGCATACCGTTACGCCGTTGACCCTTCTTAGTCAACTCTAGTACCAGCTCTCCGAACGATTGGAAGGTAGAAAGCAATTTATTTTCTAGATTGGACATGTCATCCGCACCGTAGGCATCTTCGAAGTCTCTTGGCTTCCAGTAATACAGGAAGAGCAAACGACCTAAACGGTCCAGAGCTGCTTCCATGTCAGGTAAGTATTTATCCACCATAGAAGCCGAATCGTAGGTGTGCACCAGAGAGCCGATCAGCCCGTGCTCAAATACATTCGGGACGCCTGCTTGGGCTTTCAGGCTTTCCAGCTGATCTACCGGAGCACCAAGAATAATATGAGAGGCCAAGCCGCTTCCATCCTCAGAAGTCATACCCATACCTGGGTCGTAGGCATCACCAATGCGTCTTTCCGGGGGTTCTAATCCTTCGGTGTCTGTGCTGAGCTCGAAGGATTGTGGGTAGTCCAGCCCGATATTGAACCTGGGATCGTAATCCTCGTTAAAGTATTCTTCGTCCACAACTTCGATCGGGGCGGCATACTTGATAACGCCCGGCTCTCCGATGAAGAATCTGGCACTACCTTCAGAAGCCGCCTTATCCAGGAAGTACTCGACGCTGCTAGCATGAATGCCCAGTTTCTGCGCACACAAAGCTGCCATAGCTGCACGCTTCATGTAGCGGGTCTGTTTGCGAGGCCCCGCACGGAGGCTGAAAAGACTGGCGTCCATTTCATCGCGCAATAAAGTGGCTTCCTTTACACCGGTTTCGAGAATCCAACCAGTAAGCGTTTGGTTATCTCCAACCGCTGGAAGTGCCTTGGTGTGTACGCGGTGACGTAAGGTTTTGTCGTAAGAGTCGTAGTCCGAAGAAATTGCACCTTCACCTTTAGCCACTGGAATAAAGAATACATGACGGCCCAAGAAATTCGCAGAGAAGGACGTATTGTCCTGGTCTGGATTTTGTTTGAGTTCAAATTCTTTCGAATAGTGACCGCAGCATGCTGCTGTGTAAATAGTCAGCCCATTGTCTTCCTTCTTCTTCGCGCAGTAGATGGGCTCAGAAAATACACCTGCCTCCGCGTCAAATACGCGGTAAACATTGCCGGGAGTCATGGAAGTGGCTAGCTCGTTGTCACGGATGCAGTCAGAGAGAGTTTTCACAAACTCACCATGAATTCTATGCATGGTACCTGTTTCACCGCTATCTTTGAGAACAGCTACCAGCTCCCGCGGCTGGTCTTTACACCATTGGGTGCAATCCCAAGCATAAGGATGTGTGGCGAACTGCGCGCGCTGCTGTGACTCTGCAAAATTCTGCTGGGACGGGGCGGCGAGATATGCCTCGGCCATAGTACCGTCGAACATAAGAACTTTGTACAGGCCAGGCTCGCCTGGCTTGCACATCTCGATAGTCATGTCTTTGGTGGCGGGATTAAGCTTGCCTGGTGCACGGTCGTCCCACAGGTAATACCCCTTTTGGAAAAACTCTTCCTGCGCCGCAGCAGACTTCTCCATATCCCGGATAGGGATCTGGGAGAACGCTTCAAATCCGCCGGTATAGAGTACGAGGTCCGGATGTGGCGCGGAAGCGGATTTCTCTACGTTGAGTAATTCTTCCGGCATGTAGTCTTCCGGACTAACATGACTAACCAGCAATTCGGCGAAGCGCTTATCCTGCATCCAGCTGGCCAATTTCTCCATTGCCGAAAAGCCTCCATCCTCTACAAGGAATTTATGCAGGGGTGATGCTTTCTTGACATTACCACCTCCGGTAACCTCGTCAGGGGCAGGGCAAGGGCATTCTTGCTGCCGTTTGTCCTCGACTTCCCTACACTTGGCGTCCTGGGGCTTGGGATTATCCGTTGTGTGCTTTTTGTCTAGGTACTTGAGAATGAGCGCGCGGACGCTGCTATCATTGGACACGGCGAAACTATTTGCCAGCTTGGTGAACAACTCCGCCGTATCGATTTCCTCAGAGGCGGCTTTGTAGGCGAAAGATCCGGGAGGGGAGGCGATGTCCTCCAGCTCAAGATCCATAGGTATCTTGCGGGAGATGCTCTTCTGGACTCCTTGCCCAATCTGATTCTTTTGTTTCTCGACCGTGTAAGTAGCCCAATCTTTATTCAAAGGGCGGAACATTTTCTTACTGTGTGAATAGAGCAAGTCTGTTCCGCGAATTTGACCGTTTAAGAAGAATACCGGGGCAGAGTATAACTCATTGTTTACTCGGAAAGCGAACATACCAACCATCCGAGTGTGGTCTTCATCGCTGTACACGACTTCGAATCCCAGGCGGTGAGGGTCCTGCATCAGCGGCCCAGCTTTATTTGCAATAAAGTTGTAGGCCTGATCCATGAAAGCACGTTCGACTTCTTTTTCGTCGAGCACTTGCGCCGCTTGCTTTTTCCAGTCTGCAGTAATCATGTTAGAAATTTTACAAAGGATACAGTGTTACAAGCTTTGTAGCAAATAATTACTAGCTCAAGACGAGTCCGTCATGCCGCTCCCGGAGCGCCGAATGTCTGCTGGTAGTACTGACTATACTCAGGTCCCAGCTTTTGCTCTAGTTTCATTCTAGCCGCTTGGGGGAATGCTGCAGCCATGTATCGCTCCATCGGACTTAGATTCATCCATTGGTCCGCAATGGTCGCCCTGGCGGTACCTCGGGCTTGCTGATACATGTCACTTTCCGTTTTGCCTTTCCCCACAAAATATCCCATACCAGTTAATCCTAATGGTAGTGCATACTTTCCTGCCGTACCTAACGCAAACTTCCCACCACTCGGCAGTGCGCCGGGTAATGGCGGGGGTGTTACTCTTGGTAATGGTGGAGGCTTGGTGCCTGCGCGAGTGAATAAATTTTTTACCGAGTCTTTTACTCCGCGAAAAGCTGTACCTATGACATTACCTGATACATAGCCACCTAACCTGCTTAAACCCGCCATCAAATTTGCTTGCTTTAACATATCAACATTTAAAGAAGCGGTTTTGGCTGGGAGCATGTCACGTACACGTTGCGCCATCATGTCTGCAGCTTTATTTTCAATCCAATTTCTTCCGGGGACAAGGGAGTTTTGTCCTTCGAAAAACCCTCCTATGGGCATACTTTTTAACATGAAGTCTTTAGCGAAAGCGCCTGCGCCGCCAGCAGTAGGAGCTTCGGGATTAAACATACGATTATAGGCGTCCAAACTGTGGGCATCTAAACCATCGCCCTGGGTCATCATACCTTCGGCGAATCCTTGGGGGTTATAAGCAAACCTTGCGCGCTCCATGAAAGGCGTATTTTCCATTTTCTGCATGGAGCGTGCAATCTCGTCGTAAGTCACATTTTGCAAATTTTTAGAAGCAGATGCTGCACCGTGCGCCGATCCGGCATAATCCCCCGCCACCATTGGTGCAAAGCCTAACGCGCCCCCGTAGGTAAGTATCGCAGGTGCACGCCCGGCCGCATAGGCGGCGTTTTCTGCGAATCCCTTCACGCCCGCATCTTGCGCTCCCCATGAATTTCTAAATCTCTCGGGCCAAGTCTTTGGGTTGAATACATTCCCAGATACTTGCTTAGGTGTATTACTGGTAACAGTCGCGGCGCCCCTTGCTACGCGACTTGGATTTTTAGTAAGATATCCAATGGCTTGATCCACCTCACCCCCAATGGACCGCAAACTCCTAGCGAAGTTTTTTCCGCTAGTAATAAATCCTTTACCGAGTGCTGTAGCTAATCGTCCCAGCACTGCCTGTTTGACAATAAATTGTGTTTGTTTATGCGTCATGCTCCGTAGGATGATGGGTGCATTCCGATATGCCGAGGATCCATCCTCGGTATTTGCCGTACTGTTGGGGATACGTAAGGGTGGGGGTAGCCAGGCGCATCTAAAGCTGGCTTAGGTTCGGGCGATGAGGTATCTTGCCGCTTACGCATCATATCTGCTAAGGTGTTTGCGGCGCCGTAGCCGATCGCGGCACCGCCGAGACCGCCTATCGTAGCAACACCCATACCTGTCTGATTAAAAGGGTCACGAAGATACCTTGTAGCTTCGCGATTTAGGAAACCTTTATCCATACCAGGGATGCGCATAACCTGTCGGTTTAGCCCTCGGATTCCTTCAGACATACCTTTCCCTAGGGCTCCTGCGCTACTCTCAAATAGCTTTGCTGCTTCGTTACGAAGTGGCTGTGTTGCCGTAACTACCTTACCTAGTCCAGTTGCCGTAACTGCCTTACCTAGTCCAGCGCGAATAAATGCGCCAAAATTGGCTTGTTTGGGGGGTAAAAAAGGTCGCATATTAAAAGCTTTTTCAATTTCTCTCTCCTCTTCACTATCTCCAGCGAGGCCATTGTAAACATTTACGCGCGCACCGCCCGACACAGCTTTTTGAAAATCACGTTTAGCCTCAAGTTTATTGTTGTAACTTTTCGCGCTGCGATTAGCCATCAAGGCTCTCCCGATCATACCTCCCAGCCCCGCGCCGGTCAGGGCCCCGACGGTGGCTCCGCCAGAAGCAAAATCCCCCAAGCTGCGGCTATTTCTACCACCAGCATTTAATAAGTTGAGCAATTTCGCAACCCCGGCCGTACTTAAACCACCCAGCAAGGCTCCGAGTACGCCCCCAGTTGCAGTACCAGCAACATCACCCACAGCTGTACTTCCCGCGGCGCGTAAGCCTTGCCGGAAGGAATCACCCTTTAAGCCACCGTACATCCCGGCCCCCATCGGACCCATAGTAGCTCCCAACACCGACGCTAGCGCTGGATCTTGCGGCATTGCAAAATTAATGTTCTCCGCACGCTTAGTGAACATTGACACTGTAGGAGGTAAAAAAGGTCTCATATTACACAGGTAAATTTTGTATTTTGTCTCTACACTTCTTGAAAAATTAAGATTAGCGCTGACGAGACATTTCTCTGAACTTGTCCAGGATGCGGTTCTTATCGATTAGTTTAGTATCTGATGAAAGTTGTGAATAAGCCTTACCGCCTAATGCGCCTGCGCCTGCAGTAGCGGCTATTAGCGCCCCTGCAAATATTCTCCGGGTATTGGCTGCGTGCTTTAAAGTATCAAGCATAGTGCGCCTCGCTGCTTCGGCCAAGCGGTTTTTTCCATGTAAGCCTGCACGTGCTACACTTTTCAGAGCTTCTTGATTGACCCCTATACCTAACAAGTCTTGCCCTTTGACACTTAAAAGATCCGGAGGTAGCGCTTGAAACGGGTTCGGAGTTTTAAGACCTTTAAGCCCTTGTATAGTGCAGGCTCCGTGCGAGCAGAATGTACCAAGTCCTATGTTGGGCGCTTTCCTTTCCCAGTGCCAGGGGCGTGAAGGTAACAAGATACGCCTCAGCCCGGCTAAGGCGGCATCAGATCTACTGTAACCTACCGACTTTATGTCCGCTAAGCGCGAAAGTATCTTTTCATCTTTTACGCCCGATAAGTTTTGTGGGCGGAGCACTACCGAAGCATTGGGCCTGCCGACGTCGGACTCAAAAGGGTCAGTCAAGCCCCGCGCTAAAAATTTCGAGTCTGCAACGTCTCTAGGAGATAACGAGCGTAATTTCCTGAGGTCTTGAATAGTGTCCCTACCAATCTTACTTGGATCGACGAATAATGATACTAAGTAATCCTTAAAGGTCCGCTTACCCATGACTCCCGGGTCCACTGCACGCCCGCTCGGGCCGGAAACAGCGGCGTGCGCAATTGGGCCTCCGCTTCCGCCCAGGGATAATGTTGTAAAATCGAATTTCCCGCTGCGTAAACCATCGCTCAAAGGATACCCTGTATGTGATTGGAGAATAATATCGCCAAGCCGCATTTGCCGCTGGAGAGGATTCCTAAATTTCTCATACCTTATATCTTTACCAGATCTAGGGCCTCGTGTGGGTGCTGCAAAAATCTTATTTTCCGCGCTAGCGCGATCTACTAAATCTTTGATTTGGCGGGCATACTCCGGACGCTCTTTCAGCTCGTATAGCAAGTGAGAGGATACAGGAGCCGCAGAAGTAAGTCCTGCACCTACCAGCATGTTACGAAGGTCGGTGTTATCCTCAGCCACGGAAGAAGCGTGTTTTGTTGCGCTCAACTTTTTTGCGCTACGCTTAACAACGCCATTTCCTAAGAGCCTTGTTAATTCTGGAGTCGGGGTCATTAGCTGTCTCGCTACTGGTTAATTTTTTCTTCATCCCCTCCATCCGAGAGCAGAAGCTTTTGCGCCGCGCCTTAGCTTTTCCTTTTGGATTTTTTTGCGTTACAGGCGCTTTAAGATCCCCTCCCGTAGCACGATTATAACTAGACCTACCCTTGGCATTCAGGCCTCCTTCGGGATTTTGTCCTTCTGAACGTTGCCAAGCCTCAGTTGCCATCTTATTCAGTAAGTAAGCAACACTGGCGTCCTTAGTAAGTTTACTCCAGTTCTCGGAATCCGGGTAATCCTCGTCCCCGGGTTGTGCGGGCTTTTCCCCTCGCTTTCTTTTAGCGCGGATATTAGCCCACAAACCCGGACGGCTGCTGTTTGCTTTGCTCTCCTCTGCTGCAACTTTAGAATTAGCGATGATAAAATCGCAAATTCGCGATGTCACATTTTGATGCGATAGCTTTTGCATCAGCTGCTTATTTTAAAGAAGATTGTGATAGGGATTATTAACCTTCAGCGGCGTAAATCACTTACCGTCGGCATTGGGGTACAGTGCGTTTCCGAGGAATGGTATACGAGCGGCTAACGCGCCTTGACCTCGATCCTCCGCCATCTGCCTGACATTTTGCAGGAATTGGCTCTTCGGTAATTCATTAGCAAAAGCCCGCTGCTGTGCCTTGTACTGGCTTGCTGACAGCCCTGGCTTAATGGGCTGATTGTGCATGGCTTGCGTGTATGTAGGTTCTTCTCCAGCCCTAGTAGCCGCCCGGTGTGCAGGGTCCAATGCTTGCAATACAGACTGATCCCGAATATTACCTGGGCGAGGATTGTTATAAGGGCTCGCTACTGGGGGGAGTGCCTTGGGTGTTGCGCGTGGGGCAGTAGGAGACGCGCTTGGAGCAGCAGGCGCGTTGTACTGGAAATTGCTTCCCATCGCACGGGCCTTAGCATTATCCGCCCAATCGGCTTCGCCTTGCATCTTACGATACATTTTATTACGGTCTAACCAACTTTTAGAGTTGAAGTTTGACGCCGTACCTTGGCGGAATGCTGCGGTTTGGTCGGGCGCCATTTGATTGAAATCAATTGCTGCCGCTACTTTTTCGAATAATGCTTTGTGATACATGTTTGTTGATGTTTTTGGGTTTAACGAAGATTTTTTACGTGCGAGATTCTTATTAGAATTTACCAGTTTCTTTCACATTTTTACCAAAATCAACACCAATTGCAAGCCTGGGTGCGAAATGTATATTCTGCTCAATATCCGTATCCCTACCACGCATGGCGTCCTCGTGAATTTGCTTCTTAAGGTAACTGGTATGCATAGAAGCAAGCCAGTCAGTGCTACTGTGCGCAGCACTACGCAATCGGACCATTTGCGGTGCAAATTTCGGAGCTTTGTTACTGGTAATCACATCTGTCATTCCAGAATCGGACAAACGATCTGCCATACGCTGGGTAAGCTTGGTACCAATAGTATAATGCAGGGCTGGTGCCTGTAGGTACTGCCCTACAGCGTCTTTGGTAGCTTTAGGTTTAGCGTCCGCCGGAGGATTATATTTGGATTGAAGATAGGAATAACTCAAAACGTCATCAGGAAGAAAATCGTCATCCTCGTCGGCGTCTTGAATTTGTACATGATCGAGCGCCGCTCTGGAGACCAACTCTACGTTTCGGGCATCTGTAGGCATGCCTGACTCCTGCAGCATTTTCAATAAACGATCCCGATAATAACGCCGCCCCGACCCCAAACCCCGAAGTTCTACAATTTCACCGGGGTCGATGAGGCCTTCGGACAATTGATCTCCTGCCTCCACTTTGTCCCCTGGCTTGACCATCAGCGGATAGCCCGGTGCAACGTAGTGGTCTTGATTGTTTACCTTTATGTATGATCCGCCTTGGGGCGCATCTCGAACACCTGTCACTTTGCCCTCCTCGCGGGCTACTGTCGCACGATCCGGAAACTGCTCTGGCGCCTGTACAAACTGGTTAATGTAATTGAACCCAGTGAATTCCCTCTTGGCTCCACCTGCAGCCCCTCCTTGGTGCTTGGTGTTAAGAGCTTGCTGTGTGATGGGTTCTCCTATCGCTTGGCTGGCAGTAATACCTACCGCTTCTCCGACGGGAGAAAAATTACCCTTGGCGTCCAGACCCATACATTTAGCGCACACGCCTGCTTCGGCCTGACATGTCATAGGGGAACGCGCAATAATCTTCTTAACGCCTTCTTTCCTAAACTGTGCGACCGCCTGGCGATCGATTACAGTCCCCGCAGGCATACCCGCTAAAGGTTGCGCCAAAACTCTACCGCGCAGGGACTTGTCGTCCAAATCTAAGTCAAGCCCATTACGCGCACGGCAATCGCCCATACTAACCACGATAGGAGTGGTAGCTTGAACCATTTGCTTAGCTAAGTCACCTCCTTTAGCTGTGGCTCTCTTGGTTGCCAGTACAGATTTACGGGCTCCGTAGGTTCCTGCCAGATACTCAGCCGGACGCAATCCGTCCCCGAAGCTGTTTCTGATAAACAACGGTACGACTTCGTCCGTCGCATCGGTATATAACGCCGGGGTCGTGACCATCATTTTGAGCTGCGCAGGCTTACCCCGCGCACCAGACATTACCGAATAGGCCAGGTTACTACCACGTTTGAGCGCCGCGTCGGAAGTCAGCTTCTCCAATTTGCTAGAGTAGTCCAGCCAAATGCTTATCCGCTTCTTACGGAAATCTTCTTCGTTGGTCGTACTCTTGCGAGCTTCCGCAAGTTTGGCATCCATCTCTACGTATACTTTGTCCCTGTCGAATACAGGACGCATATCGTTGAGAGTCAATGTTTCGCCCTGAAGGTAACTGGCTTTACGACCTATG